CGCGTGTCGGGGCGGCTACTCAACGATGAGCGGCACCCGAGCCGGCTAAGTGCCGAGGACGCGACGGCCGAAGACGTGCGGAACATGGTTATGCCATGGACGCGACGCTTCGAGCTTTCGATTAAGCGCGACATCCTTAACCTCAAGGCTGACAAAAACCACTTTGCGCGGTTCATGGTTGACGAGCTCATGCGGGCGAGCCTCGCGGTTCGCACGACCTACTACGCATCCGGCCGTCAGAACGGCTGGCTCAGCGCTAACGATGTTCTTCGGCATGAGGGGCAGAACACGATTGGCCCGCAGGGTGATCTCTACATGGTCCCGATTAACATGGAACCGGCAAGCGATATAGGTAAGGAACCGGCCGAGCCGGACGCTACCGACCCGAAGGCCCCGCCAACTACGGCCAAGGGGCCGGCGAGCTTGGACCCGTCGAAGGGTAGCGATAACAATTCGGACGCGCAGGTAGCTGAGACACGCAAGGCCGAGCTCCGTACTTCCTCTGTGGCTCAGCGAAAGCGGCTTAGGGCCGCGTACGCCCCGCTCTTTGCGGATGCAGTTACGCGAATCCTCAAGCGTGAGGCTAAGGACGTAATGGCGGCGGCCAGGAAGGCGTTTAAACAGCGCAGTAGCGGCGCCGACTTCAATACCTGGCTAGAGAACTTCTATAACGGACCGGACGAGCATCGGGCTTTCATTCGTGAGGCCATGAGCGGGCCGGTTTCGAGCTACGTAAGGGCGATCAGTGGCGCGGCGGCCGAAGAAATTGGTTCCGACGTGCCGGACCTTACGAAATTTGCGGCGTCGTATACCGACGCCTACGCAGCCCGACACGCGGCATTCAGCCGCGCGGATATAACGGCTGCACTTGCGAAGTCGGGTAGCGCGCGGTCGAAGCGCGACGACGGTACCGAAGATGATGGCGATACGACTGACGAGGAAAGGCTTGCGGCTCTTGACGCGCTCTTTATTACCATGGCGGCCAACCGGCCGACTGAGGTAGGGGCGTACGAATCAGTTAGGGGCGACGGCGCGGTTACGCGACAGACTTACGACGCGGGCGGCGTTACGACCCTCTCATGGGTTGGCGGCGATTGCGCGTTTTGCTCGCAGTTTGCCGGGCGCTCAATCACTATTCAAAGCAACTTCGTAGAGCCGGGGCAGTCAGTCCATTCGGGCGATGCATCGGTAACGGACTTAAACGTTTCAGGCAGCATCGGACACCCGCCCCTACATCGCGGTTGTGAATGTTCAGTGGAGGCCGGGTAACTTGGAATCACGACAGCAAGCCTTTAAACGCGCAATGAGGAGCGGTCATGAGCGGCGCATTATCGCGGCTGAGATTCGAGCCGAGACGGGCGATGACGGCGGTAAGGTTATCGTTGGTCACGGCGCCGTCTTCAACCAAGAGGCCGAGATTTTTGAGGGCGTCTTCGAGGTCGTCCGACCGGGCGCCTTCACGAACACGATTAAGGTTGCCGACGTTCGGGCACTCAAGAATCACGACCCGAATTACATTCTCGGCCGCAATAAGGCCGGGACGCTTAGGCTAAGTGAAGACGAGGTAGGGCTTGCGTATCGAATCCTGATTGATCCGAATGTTTCCTACGCGAATGACCTTCATTCGAGCTTGCTACGCGGCGACATCAGCCAGTCAAGCTACGCCTTCCTTCCCGTTATTGAGAAGTGGACGGTGCGCGATAATGGCTCCGAATTCCGCGAGCTTATGGAAGTTGAACTCTTCGACGTGTCGCCGGTCACCTACCCGGCATTCGTTGGTGCGGACGCTCAGGCGCGTAGTGCCCTGGCCGCGCTCGGTATCGACCCTGACGGACTTACTCGACTATCCCTAAAGCATCAGCGGGGTACCCCCTTTACGGTGGACGAACGCGCGATGCTCAAGGCTGCAATCGAAGCCTACGACAAGATGTTAGTCACTTCCGACGCGGGGCAGCGGCCCCAATCGGAAGGCGCACCCGACGATAGGGCAGGAGCCCTAAAGTTGCGCCGCGCGCGAATGGCATTCGTCCTGGCGACGAACTAGCGCAGCCACCTAACGGCTTGACGTTGCCGCGCGCCCCTGCATACCGCAAGGCGCGATAAACGTACATCAAATAGGAGAACTAATTTCATGAAGTTGCTAGAGCTCCGCGAAAAGCGAATGTCGCTTGTCAAGGAAGCTCAGTCAATCCTCGCCGCCGCGCCGGATTCCGGTATGTCGGTCGAGGACGAGAAGCGATTCGATGGCCTTATGGGCGAGGCCGACACGATCAAGAGGAACGTCGAGAAGGCCGAAGCGGCCGACGAGGAAACCCGCGATCTTGAAGCCCACTACAAGCCCGGCGTTAAGCCGGAAACCCATTCCGGCGACCCTGAATCTCAGGAGAAAGCCGAGAAAACCGCTGAGGCCAGGGCGTTTACCGCGTACCTGCGCGGCGGCGCGTCCAACCTCAAGGCTGAGCAGCGTGCCATCCTTGAGAAGCGAGCACTTACTGAGGGTATCGGCGGCGGCGCCGGCTCGGGTACGACTGGTGGTTACCTAGTCCCGCAGGACTTCTACCGCAAGCTGACCGAGGCTTACAAGTGGTACGGCGGGATGCGCGTTTCGGGCGCAACCGTTATCCAGACTTCGACCGGCGCGACCATGCCGTTCCCAACCGAGAACGACACTACGCAGACTGGCGCAATCCTGGCCGAGAACACGGCGGCGACTGAAGCTGACATGGCATTCGGGGTTGTGAACCTCGCGGCCTACAACTTCACGTCGAAAATCGTGACCGTTCCTAAAGTCCTAGTTCAGGACTCGGCGTTCGATCTCGATTCCTATATCGCGCGCAAGCTCGGTATCCGGATCGGAAGGATTCAGAACCAGCTTTTCACGACCGGTACTGGAACCTCACAGCCTCGCGGCGTCACGATTGACGCGACTTCAGGCAAGGTCGGCCTTGTTGGGCAGACCCTGACCATTATCTACGACGACCTCGTGGACGTTGAGCACTCCGTAGACCCGGCCTACCGGCCGCAGGCGAAGTGGATGCTTCACGACTCAAGCTTGAAGGTCATTAAGAAGCTTAAGGACACGTCGGGCCGTCCGTTGTGGAGATCAAGCCTTGAGGGTATCGGCGTTAGTGTTGCGGCCAACCCGGACACTATCAACGGTTACCCCTATGTCGTTAACAACGACATGGCCGTTATGGCGGCAAACGCGAAGTCAGTTTTGTTCGGGGACTTCTCGAACTACATGATTCGGGACGTTCTCGGCGTCGAAGTGATTCGACTCGTTGAGCGCTACGCCGAATTCAATCAGGTTGCGTTCATTGCGTGGGCGCGCTCAGACGGCGCGCTGATTGACGCTGGAACTCACCCTGTCGCGTACTACGCGAATAGTGCGACCTGACGTTTAGTAGTTAGGTTTTGTCCAGAAAGAAAGGGGCTGACCATGCACTTCATGGTCGGCCCCAATCGGCCAATCACATCAAGAATCGCGCCGCTAGTGTGGCACGTACCATTGCCGCCGAGCCTAGGCGATGCGTTAAGTGTGACGTGGAGTTTTTCCGAACACGGGCCGCGCAGCTATATTGCTCGGGGCGATGTTGGACGGCCGCTACACGTAAGAGGGTTAAAAAAGATAGGCCCCCTCCCTTGAGCGACGGCGAGTATCAAGCGTTACAGGCTAAACAGAATTACGTATGTGCCATATGTCTAAAGAGTAACGGCAGTCACCGACTAGCTGTCGACCACCTACACGGAACGAGACTAGTTAGGGGTCTGCTTTGCCATAAATGCAATACGGCACTCGGACTTCTTGGGGACGATCTCGAATCACTAGAACGCGCGGTCGCTTATTTAGGGAGGCACTAATACACATGACAACCCTACGAATCAAGACGGCCATAGCTGGCTATACGGCCCCCTTTGGTACGCCCGGCGCGCGTCTATTCGGGCATGAGCCCGGCGACGTGGCCGAGGTTGAAGCCAAGCAGGCGCGTATATGGGTCGAGCGCGGCATTGCGGAAGTCGAAACGGCTACCGCCGAGCCACGGGCCGAGCGAGCTATGCGCGTCGTGGGTCGAAGGCGCGGGCGGTAATACATGGCAGGAATGCACATTGTTACTCAGCCGTCAGTAGAGCCGGTTACGCTTCCCGAAGCTAAGCAACACCTTAGGGTCGACGTAGCCGACGATGACGCACTAATAGCCGCCCTAATTCAGGGCGCGCGCGAGGCGTGCGAGGCGTTCATTCACGGCAAGCTCATAACTCAGACATGGGAAGTTGAGCTAGACGCCTGGCCTACCGATCAGGCGCCGGTACTCATACCGATTGAACCGCTTATTTCGGTCGAGTCCGTGAAGTGGGCTGACGAGACTAACACCGTTACGACCATGACGGTCACGACGGACTACCTAGTCGATACCGACTCGGAGCCCGGACGGATCGTCCTACCCCCCAACAACAACTGGCCGGGTAATTCGCTCTGGCCGGTATCGCCGATCAAGATTGCGCTAACGGCGGGCTTCGGCGCCGACGAAACGAAGGTTCCGCAGCTTTACCGATCAGGAATTCTTATGACGCTGGCGGCATGGTACGAAAATCGCGAAGCGGTAGTAGCTAGTGGCGCGATTCCGAAAGAAGTGCCGATGGGCGCTAAGTGGTGCTGGTGGCTCGGGGGCCGCTACTGGCATGGAACCTAGTTGCGTATAGGCTCCCTGCGGCATCGCGTGACCATTGAGACAATCACCGCGACACAGGACGCATACGGCCAGGAATCCGGCGACATAGCGCCCGGCGTGGCCGGTACTCTGGTCGCGACGGTTTGGGCCGAAGTTCAAGACCTATCCGGCGCGGAACTTTTCGCGGCAATGGAAATTCATTCGCAAGTTACGACGCGGATAACCTGCCGATGGCGTAGCGGAATCTTGCCGTCAATGCAGGCGCGTTACACGACGGGCGGTCAATCGCGAGTCTTCGACGTAATGGCAATAACCGATCCGGAGGGACGGAGACGGACGCTAGTTCTCCAATGTAAGGAGCGCGTCGACTAATGCCCAAGGGAACCTTCGCGACGGTAACGGGACTCGGGCGGGTTCGGCGCAAGCTGGCTCGCGTCTATGACGTATCCGTCACAGACATTCATTGGGTACTCCCCGAGATCGGGGAAATAGTACGCGCGGACGCTGAGGCGCACTTAACGCCCGGCCACGGGTACGACACCGGCAAGATGGCCGGGTCAATTGCGGTCGGTCCAGTAGAGCGCAAGGGGGCGCATACCTTCTTCCTTAAGGTCGGACCGACTAAAGAAGGTTGGTACGGCCGGTTTATCGAGTTTGGTACGCGCTGGCTTACGGCCATGCCGTTCCTGCGGCCGGCGCGGGACCGGAACGCCGGCCCGTTTAAGAGCCGGCTGAGGGCTTCGCAAAAAGAAGCCTTGAGGAAGTTAAAAGATGGCTGACATAGAATCCGGCTTATTCAACTTCCTTAACACGAGCGCCGGAATAACCGCGCTCGTTGGGACGCGAATCTTTCCGCTAAAGATACCCGAGGGGGCGGCGCTCCCCGCGCTCATATATCACAAGATAAGCGGGCCTAGCGAGCACAGTAAGGACGGGGATATGTCCCTTAACCATCCCCGCTTCCAACTCACCTGTTGGGCCAAGACGTACAGCGACGCGAAGGCGGTTAGAACCGCAGTCACGGCCGCCCTTAATGGATTTGCTAATGGCGGAACGATGGGCGTCGTGGTTGCTCAGGTCATCGTAGAAAACGACATGGACCTATTCGACCCGCAAACCTTTGAATTCGGCGCGTCAATCGACGCGATCATTTGGCACCGGTAACTAAAAAACTCAACAGGAGAGAGTAAGGAAACATGACTACGGCAGCTTCTAACGGCGTTGCGTTTATCCTCCAGTCGTCACCCGATAACGGCGTGACTTGGCACACAATCGCGGGTGCCACGAAGGCGCAGATTGCGCGCAAGACGGCAGTTATTGATACGACGACTAAGGACGATAACTCAGACGAATCATCCCTTCCCGGTAAGCGTGGCTGGACGATTGCGTTCGATCAGCTTTGGGTTTCCGGCGACGCGGGACAGCTTGACTTGCAGGCGGCACAGGCGGCCGGTACGATCATTAAGGCGAAGGTTCAATATAACGGGTCCGGCAACACTTACACCGGCTCTTGTTTCGTCACGGACATTAACGAAGACCTCCCCGATAATGGGGCGGTAACCTTTACCGGAACGCTGAACGGCGTTGGCGCGCTGGTTCTTGCCGGGACGGCTCACTAACCCTAGCGGTTAGGTAAATCCATTGGCATTTACAGCCCTCACCCCGCAAGCAGCACTCCCCAATACCGCTAGCGCGGCCATCGTACTCGGCGCGGCCGACGCCGCTGGGGATATGTTCCTAAACCCCAACGGCAAAATTTCCCTCCGCATCAAAAACGGAAGCGGCTCTACGATGACGGCCACCGTCCAGAGCGTCCCGGATTCCTATGGCCGGTCCGGCGATTTAGTGATCGCGATCCTGGCCGGTACCGAGGTCGAAGTTGGACACCTTGACCCCGCGCTTTTCAATCAGCGGACCGGGAACATTGGCTACGTTCAGGTTACGTATAGCCTAGCAACTTCCGTTACGGTTGCTGCCGTTCAACACGGATAAGGCTTGGCCTTAACTAGTACGGAACAATCGCGTAAATGGCGTGCCTCGAACCCCGAGAGGTCGCGAGCCGTCGACGCCCGCAGTCAAGCCAGGTGGCGAAGGACAAATCCCGAGAAGTATAGGGTCGCCTATATCGCGCATACCATTAAGGCTACGGCGCGTAAATATGGGATTTTTGTCGAGGTCTATAGGGCAGCGCGCATAGCGACTATCTGTCCGGCTTGCGGCCGGGACGTGACCGGAAAGGGCCTATATCTCCACCATGACCACGTGACAGGGAAGTTCGTGGCGTTCATCTGTCAGCAGTGCAATACATCACTCGGCTTTAACGGCGACGACCCCGACCTAATGGCGCAACGAGCAATAAGGCTCGCCGCCTACCTGAAGGAGAAAGTTATTGCCTAAGACTTCAATTGCCCTCGGCGGTTCGGTTCGGGAGTTGCGCTTCGACATGAACGCCCTGGCCGAGCTAGAGGGCGCGCTCCACTTCACGATGGCTGAGATCGGTTCCCGTTTTAAGAGGGGCCGATTTGGCACGCGCGATATTCGCGCGCTTGTCTGGACGGGACTTCTACATCAAGACGAGGACGTGACGATCCGACAAGTGGGCGACTGGCTCACCGATGCCGGATTTTTGAAGGACGAAAAGACCCGCGACAATCTGCTAGAGCAGGTTTTTGAGGCGCTCGCTGAATCCTTCCCCGAGGCCGCGAAAGACGCGGAGGCCGTAGACCCAAACTAACTAGCTCCGATGGCGACGCTTGGAGTTGGCGACAACTCCGCGCAGCCGCTTTCGGGGCTCTCGACTTAACCCATAACGAGTTCGGACGGCTTACCCCACGTGAATTAAAGGAACGACTAGACGGCGCCGCTTGGCGCGACGAACGCGAAATGTTCCGCCTGGCCTGGCTTGCCGCGACACTCATTAACCACGGCGGCAACGTCAAGAGCGCAGTTAACCCGGTTGGATTACTCGGCAAGCAGGACAAGTACCGGCTTGACGGGTCGCCACGACTAACGACCGAGGAACTAGAGAAGGAAAGGCGCGAACTAACGCGGCGATTGGAGGACTAGGCCCTGACTTTATATTGCTATCGGTGCGGTAAGAAATTCGAGGCTCAGCAATATACAGCCAAAAGCGGTAGGCGGTTTTGCTCGACTCACTGCAAGGACGGGAAGACCCCCATAGGTACCGTCCTTACGATTAAGTGTCGGCACTGCGGCGGTCCGTTCCCTTATCTCGTAACGCGCCACGGAGCGCGGCCTAGGTATTGCTCCGATTCGTGTCGTATCAAGGGCAAGAATCAGGGCGCGATAGATATCCTGCGGCGAAATACCTACGGGATTGAGCCAGGTCAGTACGCGGCGCAATCAGATAGGCAAGGCGGCGTGTGTGCGATTTGCGGACGGCCGAACCTAAACGGTTCAGCGCTTCATGTTGACCACGATCATTTGACATTCACGGTCCGGGGCTTGCTATGCGGTTTGTGTAATCAAGGACTCGGGAGCTTTAGAGATAGTGCGGACAATCTACGTAGGGCGGCTAACTACCTAGACAACCCGCCATATCGGGAGGTATAGGCGTGGCGGCTGGCTCCGAGATTGGCGCACTTTTTGTAAGGATTGGTAGTGACGTTTCCGGTCTTCATTCCGGCCTTAAGCAGGGCGAGAAAGACGTTACGAGCTTCACTGGGAAGATTAATGGCGTCATAGGCTCAATAGCCAAGTTCGGGATCGCTCTAGGCGCTATAGGCGTCGCGGCCGTCGCGACCGGCCTTTACTTGGCCGTTAGGGCGGCGGGCGACTTCCAGAACAAGATGACCGCACTCAAGACGGGCGCGGGCGAGCTCCAAAGCAATATGGCGCTCGTTAGTGACGGCATCCTCAAGATGGCCGGGGACGTAGGTCAGTCGGCCGGCGCGCTTGCGGATGGCATGTTTATGATTGAGTCCGCAGGCTATCACGGGGCCGCAGGACTAGCCGTCCTTCAGGCGGCGGCCGAGGGCGCGAAGGTCGGTAATGCTGACCTGGCGACCGTGGCTGATGCAGTAACGACAGTCCTTAAGGACTATCACATGAAGGCGACTCAGGCCGCCGACGCGACTAACTTCCTAGTTTCAGTCGTCGCGCAGGGTAAAACCCACATGCAAGACCTGGCTGGAAGTTTGGCTATGGTTCTTCCGTTCGCGTCGGCCCTGAAGGTTCCGCTCGATCAGATCGGCGGCGCCATGGCAACTATGACAGCGAAGGGTATCCCGGCCGCCAACGCGGCGACCTATCTACGTTTCACTATGGCCGCACTTGCGAACGAGACTCCGAAGGGCGCTAAGGCGCTTAAGGAGATCGGCCTTACCGCCGATCATGTCGCGACGACCCTTACGACGAAGGGCTTACTTCCGGCGCTCCAACTCATACAGGAGCATCTGGCTAAGAAGTTTCCGCAGGGCGGCGCCAAGATGTTTGCGGCACTTGCGAACATCGTTGGCGGTACGCGTGGCTTGGGTGCCGCGCTTCAGCTAACCGGGCTAAACCTCAAGGACTTCATTGCCTCCACGCATAACGTAGCGAAGGCCATTAAGGAAGGCCACGGGCACGTTATCGGATGGGCTGACGTTCAAAAGGATTTGAACTTTCAGGTTCAGGCGGGCGTCGCCGCGTTCGGCGCGGCCGGCATTAAGATCGGCATGAAACTCGTTCCCGCACTCACTCAACTAATGGGGCAGGTAGTCCCGTTAATTCCGAAGCTCGCGGACATGGGAAGCGCCTTGCTCGACAGGGTTCTACCGCCGACCGAGCGCTTCGCAGGCTGGCTAACGACCCTCGGCCCACAACTTAAAACGGCGTCCGACACGATCAAGGCGCTAGCGCCGTATATCGCCGTTCTCGCGGGCGCGTGGGTCGTTTGGAACGTCGCGCTAGCCGTTACGAAGGCTATAGAAATGGGAATCCTTGCCGTGCAATTCGCGGCCGGCATTATCGCCATTGTTAGTAAGGTCGGGCTCTGGACGGCCGCGCAATGGCTCTTGAATATCGCAATGGACGCGAACCCCATCGGGCTAATAATCCTCGGGATTGCATTGCTCACGGCCGGGTTCATTTTCGCGTACACACACAGCACGCCGTTTCGTAACTTCATTAACTCTCTCTGGACTGACCTTAAGGCGTTTGCGTCCTGGCTGGGGACCGTCCTTCAGCCAATCATTAAGGGTATCGGCGATATGTTTAGTGGAATCGGTAGCGGTATTCAGGGCATAGCTAGTGCGGCTCACTCGATGCATATACCCGGCTTCGCTCTCGGCGGCGTCGTCCCCGGCGCAATCGGAGCCCCAATGCTCGCGGTCGTTCACGGCGGCGAGCGTGTCCAGACCCCGGCGCAACAGGCGGCGGGCGTGGGCGGTGGCGACATGACGGGGGTAGCTTCTCTATTGAATGCGATTCTCAACGAACTCCGTACGCCCCCTGGCGGTCAGACCGGCGTCGAGGCGGCGCTTTACAAGGCCGTCCATTTGAGCGGAACTAATCGAGCTCGCGGCATGGCGGGGGCATAGTGCCACAGCCGACATTTCTAACGTCGAGCGGGAAATACATTGCAACCTTCGGCGGTCAGGCGCTCCCTAACGGACAGGGGACACTCACGCCGGCAATCAACCTCAACGACCGCGTTAATACGTTCGCCTTTTTCGGTACCGGACTGGTCACCGAAGACGACAACGTACAGCGCGGATTCGCGCAAGTCCCTTATTTGGGTAAAGGCCTATGGACGTACGACGACTTCGGGCAGCGCGTCATTTCCATTCCGTCGTACTACCTAGAAGATAGTACGCATTTCCTCGGGCAATTCCTGGCGGCGTTGTCGCAGGCCGGCGAGCAGCAACTAACCTTCGATAACCTGACATACATTCCAGTCAAGTACGCCGGCACGAGCGGCCGCAAGGAAGACCTCGGAAAGAAAGGCGCCTGGTTCTATAGCCTTAACTTTCTGGCGCGTGAGCCCTGGTTCCGAGACATTACGGCAACCGCCGTAGCTCCGATTGCCATGACTTCCGATGCGGGCACGAACTTCAATGTTACCTATCCCGGTAGCGTGGGATGCGAGCCGGTATGGACATACCACAAGCAATCAAACGCCTGGCCAGTGACCTCCCTGCAACTCAAAAATACAATGAGTGGCGAGTTTCTGACAGTCAACTTTAACTCCGCTACGCCCCTACCTGTATCTACCGTCCGTGACGTAGTAATTGATTGTGCTGCAATGACTGCCATATGCACGCAGACCGGTGAGAGTTATGACGTGACCGGTTCCTTTCCGATGGTCTATGGGCCGGTAGGTAAGGTCAATACATTCACCACAATTTTGGTGACCGGTTCCGCTGGGACCGATACCATCGCCTGTTCATATCGCCCCCGCTGGCAAATTTAGAGGGAGGTCAAAACTAAATGACTCAGCAAATGATCTCCAACTATGTCCAGACTACCCTAGCCGCCGGCTGTACGAACGTCGCCACAGTATTGTCGGTCGTCGCCGTGGCCGGCTGGCCGATCACCGGTAACTTCCGCCTAAAGATTAACGATGTGACGCCGGCCACGACCTTTGAAATTGTCGAAGTAACGAGCGTCAACGTAGGCGCCAATCAGGTTACCTGCACTCGCGGCATGGAAGGTACTACGGGTATCGCACATAGCGCAGGCGCGTTCGTCGGCAACGTAATAACAGCCGCAATGATCCCCGAGGGCTCGGCCGGATTTGCCGAAGTTTTAGCGAGTCAGGGAACCTTTACTGCCCTTACGGCCATTACGGGCCTTTCCGTAGCTGCCTTCTTGGCGATCGGTCGTCTTTACCGGATTAGTTGCCAGGTGCCGCTTAGCTCTACCGTAGCATCGGACATTCTAGCGATCTCCATCATGGAGGGCGCTACGAGTCTTCAGGGAGCCCAAGGCCAACCGCCCAGCACTGGCGGCTTTGTAACGCTGAGCGCATCTAGGATAATCACCGGAAACGGCGCATCACGAACCTTTAGTGTGTCTGCCGAGCGAGCCTCGGGCACCGGGAATGTGACCATGCAGGCGGGACAAACTCAGGTAGGAATCACCTACTACGCCCATATTCTGATTGAGGATATCGGCCTGTAGTGAGTACCCCTGTTGTTCTTGGGGGCCTAGGACTTGCCGGCGACCTTGGCCTAGCCGGGCCGCAACCCGTTCAAAGCTTCGCACTGCCTGCGATGGCCACGACCGCGCAGCCTTACATTGCCCATCTCTATGATCGCAACCTCGTCTTCAAGCGCACGCTCGGCGGGGCGGCGATTATCAATAAACCGGGCCTCAAGCTGACGCAGAACGCCGGCTACCAGCAGATCACGCTCAAAATCGCCGCGTCTCTCCCATATAGTCCGAACCTTTTAGACGCGCCTTCCTCCACGTTTGAGACGGGACTCGGCAATTGGACCGGGGCAGCCGGTTGGGGGCTGAATGCGGGTGCGACTGTAGTGACGAGCGCTGACTCTCCCATTTGGGGAACGGTATCAATGAGGGTGGATACCACCAACGCCCTAGCCCTAGAGGGGGCAGAAGTAGGGGTTAGTCAGTATCCCGTTCTCCCGAATACCGCCTACACGTTCTCGCTTTGGATTAGAGCTAGCATCGCGGTTCAATATGCCATCGTTACCCGTAATGCGGCGAATGGCGCCATCCGATCTCTTACTGGAGTCACTTCATCTGACGGCGTAGCGCATCCCTACACAATCTCTTTCACTACTGGCCCAACTGAAATCGCCGTTGGTTTCTATGTCAGGACGCAGACTGCGATTGCTACTACGTTTGTTGTCGATCAAGTCGCGCTAGTAGCGGGCCCAGGGACTCAATCGGGTATCGCGCTAGGCGATGTCGTGAGACTCAGCGAGCAGGGCGACAGTACCGGCACGATTCTATTTTCGGGTAACGTCGAAACGCTCCCTGATGAACAAGCGCCGGGTTCGACGCATCATCAGATTAGCGTCACTCCGTGGGTTTCCGAGCTCGGAGATACCTACTTCAATCAGACATACGCGACGGCTACCGACGTAGCTCAATTCGTCCGCGACGCCGTAGCGTTGACCGCTCATTGCAGCGTGTCGCCTATCTCGTGTCCGGACACGGGCATTACGGCGATCTATGACTTTCAGCAATCGAACGCGCTAGACGCGGTGCATGTTGCAAAGCAGATCGCCGGGGCTAACTACTGGTACTTCACGGACGCGCAGGGCGTTGTTTGGTTTCAGCCTGTCGCCACATCCAACCCGGCAACACTGACCGTTCGACGCGGCGCGGATTACAACTCGCGCAAATCGTCAACTTCCATTACCGGAATGAAGAACAAAATCCCGGTCATTGGCGGCCAGAGTCCGGGCAACACAAATCGTCTGGATTCCCTTTACGACGGAGTGACGAGCCAGGGGCTGTACGGCGTCCGAGCCTATAACCCGACACCCTCATACCCGACCGTCACCGATCAGGGCACGCTTGACGCTATCGCGGCGTCGCTCGGCGCGCAGTTTGATCGCGCGCTCACGACGGCCGAACTCGTGCTTCCTGCGCTTGGCGTCCGGCTTACTCCGGGACGGCCTGGCGGCTTGACGATTCGCTACTTCGAGCCTGCCGTTTCACCGAACGGGCCGGCCGGGGCGGGCGCTTACTCGCCCGTCCTTATTGTTCAGGACGTAGAAGTAGATGGGCCAACGCAAAAGATTGTCATAGGTGACATTCCATTTACAGACACAGACACGGCCTACGAGGCCGCGCGGGTTGCTCAGCGAATCGCCGTCGTTGCGGCGCCGGCAACGGTAACCCCGGCACTTGCGCCCCCGGCCACTACGCCGGCTAGCGTCATCACGTACGGCAAGTGCAAGTCGGGACACGTCACTTACTCAATGGGCGGCGGAATAGTCACAATCGCAACCGCGACTTTTGACGTACCGAACGCCGGAACCGTTCAGGTTCTAGGCGCGATTGACGCGCGGATGATCGCATGGGATAACTACATAGCGACGCCACGCCGTTCAGTCCGCGCCGTCCTATCGGGCGGCATCTTTACCGGCGCCTGGCAGGAACTACCCTTCGGCTTGACTAGGGCAACGTATGACCTTAGTTCGGCTTCGGGTATCGCATTGGCGGCCGGTACCTATACCGTGTCGATTCAAATCGACACACAGGAATATAACCAAATGGAAGTTTTTAGCTCGTGGGCGCAATGCGCGGTTACGGCGTAATGGGAGGTGAGTTGGGTATTCAGAGTGACAATAGCATTCTCATAGTCGCTACCCTTGCCTTCCTCGGGCAAACCTGCGCGGTGGTCGTTGCGGCGTGGCTGAATCATCGCAGCGCCAAGGAGGCCCAGAGGACCGCGACCGAGGCAGCCGCCAGGGCCATCGAGGTTGCGGAGGCAAATAAGATTGCCGTATTACAGGCGCAAGAAGACTCAGCTACGGCTCAGACACAGGCGCTAGAAGCGGCGAAAAAGTTAGTTGAGGCGGCTAAGGTTTCCGATACCAAGCTAGAGGCGGTTGTTAAGGCCGCCGCGAACACCGATGATCGGCTGATTGGCATACAGAAAATCGCCGCCAATACCCAAACTCTCGTTAACGGCAAGCGTTCGGCCATGCTTCGGGAGATCGCTGATTTAAGGCGGCTAAGAGCTACTGAGCATCCAAAGGATAAGGCAGCCCAAGTGGCAGCATTGAAAGCTGAGGCCGAGGCGGCTTCGGTTACGTAATCATACCGCAAGGTGTGATACTATAGGATCCGTAGCCGGGGTGTAGCTCAACGATAGAGCCCGCACTTGTACGGCGGCGATACCGGTTTAACTCCGGGCTCCCCGACCACTTCCCCGTCCGATGACACCGGGAAAGCTACCCATCGCACCCGGCGCGAATCACTCATGGAGGTACACGTTTGCCCGATAGGCCCGTAGAGCAGCACGCCTTTAACCGCGCAAGCGGCGCGACCCTTAACCGAGCGCTCGCGATCAGCAACCAGCGCGGCGGCGAGTATCTGGATAGCTGGCACGTCGACAATCAGGTAACGACCTTCCTTAATCACGTCTTGGCCCTTCCGATGGTGCCGGGCCACGAGCGCGAATACAAGCGGCTCCTAATGGTCGCGGCTCTTTGCGACGCGAAAGACTCGCGCATGAGCGGCCCATGGAAGGCCGACACGATAGACGACGGCATTAACTATCGAGGCGCGTTCGCGGCGTGGCGGGACGAGTACGAAGTTTTCATGCGGGAGGATAGCGCGAGGGTTGAGGCCCAACACGGCCTAATGATTCTCGCGTATAGTTAGTGGAGCTAGACGAGGCACGGCGCCTTCTCGCGGAAGGCATGACATGGAAAGAGTTAGGCGCGAAGCTCGGCGTCAGTAAGGAAACTGTTAGGAACCGCGTTCGGCGCGGCACTTCCCTTCTTGGCATGTTGACGGCGCCGGCAGGAACAGGCTATACGCCCGTTCGCGTCGAGCGACCGAAGCATCCGGCCGGCTGGGAGCCCGGCATCGATACCGCCAAGGGCGTTATCGTGGCGGCCCCGTCGCAGTCCCGCGACGTATGTTGGGACGATGAACTAAAGCGGCTCGGGTTCGACCCCGCAGAATTCGAGGTAGTCGAACCGTATCAAGTTCGAACATGGGACGGCTTCTATAAGGACGCAGCCGGACAGGCGCATACGGTCCAACTTTGGTACCGGAAGGCGAGCATCATTCGGCGTCGCGCTTACGACGACCGACTAGATATAGAGTCACTGACGAAGGTAATCCTTGACGCGCCGAAACCGGCAGTACGCGCGACGGGCGATAAAGGCTTCGTGTTCGTCTGGGCCGATGCCCAGATAGGCAAGGGCGATGGCGACGGTAGCGCGGGAATCGCGGCGCGCATGGTTGCCAGTATCGACGCGGGCGTGGCGCGAATCAATGAACTCCGCGCGGCTGGCCGAAAGATCGGACTCGTTCATTTCCATATCGCAGCGGACTTGTACGAGGCGACGGCCGGACACTACGCAATGCAGGCATTTTCAGCCGACCTTAACCTTCGCGAGCAGCGCGCAGCGGCGCGGCGGCTTGTCCTGGCGGCAGTTACGCGGTTCGCACAAACCGGCTGCAAGGTCTTGGTTACAGTCGTTCCCGGCAATCACACCGAGAATCGCTTGAACGGTAAGGCATTTACGACTTTCGGGGACTCTGGCGACGTTGAGATAGTCGAGCAAGTCGCGGAGATTTGCGCGGCAAATCCGACAGCTTACGGAAACGTCCGCTTCGTCGTGCCTCACGAGGAAATGGAACTAACCGTAGACGTGTGCGGAACGATCCTAGGCCTTGCCCACGGCCATCAAATGAAGGGCGGCGTTGAACGATGGTGGAAGGAGCAGGCGCTTGGCCGGCAGCCCATTGGGGACGCCGACATTCTCATTACTGGACATCTACACCGAGCAGTTATACAGCGGCTCGGCTCGCGTTGGCACTTTCAGGCGCCAACCCTCGAATCTGAATCTACTTGGATTAAGCACACGCGCGGCGACGCTGGGCTTCCTGGCGTTTTGACGTTCGTTACGGGCGGCCATTCTTGGGCCGACCTACAGATCATTTAGGAGGAAAGTTTGCCGAGTATTTGCCTTCAGGCAGGACATCAAGCTATCCAAAACAACTGCTTCGCCGACATGCGAAGCGGGACTGGCGCGCCGGGCGAGATCACTTGGACGCCGATTATTCGTAGTAAGGTCGCGGTCCTGTTGCGGGCTCGTGGCTTCAAGGTTACAGAGGTCGACGCAAACGTAAACTGCCATCCGCCCCTTTGCGGGCCGTATGACCTAACGCTAGCGATTCACTATCAGAGCAATACCGGGAAGTCCGGGTTCGGCGTGTACGTCGCGGACGCTTCGGTAGATCAGGTACGGCCGCGATCTATTGCGCTGGCTAAGCAAATAGCCGGTATCTACGCCAAGCGTACTGGCCTAACTAACTATAGCTCCCCGGTCCTTGGCTTCGGCCCGGTCACCTGGGAAAATCCCAACACAGAGTTCTACTACGTATGGCGAACGCAGCTTGGCCCGCTCGCGCTCATTGAGTGCGGGGAGGGCGCGCTAGGCGCGCCAGATCACAACCTCTTGTACCTGAAGCCTGACGTAATTGCGGGCGCAATCGCCGAGGGCATATGCGCCGCGTTCGGCGTGGCCTACAGCACGCCGGCACAGGTTGCGGCCGCGAAGGCGGCAGCCGACGCCGCAGCGAAGGCGGCGCAGGCCGCTAC